ACATGGCCCGGGTCAAATCACCGAAGACCGTCATGGTCACCTCCCATCACGATCACCAGCCATTGCTCGAGAAGAGCCGCACGGTCAAGGCCGGGCGCTTGACGATCGGCAGCGGGTTGGACTGGGTGTAGATGTCGATGCCGCTGCCGTCCTGCCGCGGCACCTGGTACGCATAAAGCTCCTGACCGTAGGTGCCCACGGCTTCCATCAGGTTGGCCGGCGCGAAGTAGGTGCGGAAGGTGTCCAGCGTGCCGAGCGGGAACGCCACGCCCTCGCGCGCCGGGATCAGGCGCTCGGTCGTGCCGTTGGCCAGCGTCACGGTGCCGAAGTACTCCTCGAAGACGATGGAGCCAAAGCGAAAGCCCCGGCGCACATCGTCTCTGAGCGGGTTGGCGCCGGCCGTGCCCTGGTGGAAGGCGTAGGCATCCTTGACGCTCTTGTGCTTGACCAAGGCGTCGAAGAACTCGGGGCTCACAAGCGCATGGATGCCGCTCATGGTCTCGCCTTTGAGATGCTCTTCGATGTGGCGCGCCACCTGGGTGCAGCGGGTGATGATGTCTTCGTTGCCGCCAAAGGTGAAGTCGAACTGCGCGCGCGCGATGCCGAACTCGGCGTGCCAGTCGTAGATCGTCTGGCCCGCGCCGTCCTTGGTCACGCCCAGCAGCGCGTTGACGCGCATGTACTCCAGCGTCTGCGCGTGCTTGGCGCGCATGCGCGCGAGCTTGCGCGTCATCACGGTCACCAGCGGGTCTTCATTGGCTGCCGCGCCAAAGCCGCGCACGCCTTGCACTTCCGCCGGAAGAATCACGTCGTTGTGCGGGATGTGCGGTACGACAAACGAACGCAGCGTGCGCTGCTCGCTCGTGCCCACGGTGGCCGGCGCGCCGGGCTGCACAGACGGCAGCAAGCGAAGCTCGCCGTCGACCGACTCGATGACCACGGTGCGCTGCGAGATTGGCTCGGACGCAAACAAACCCAGCTCGCCCACGCGGCCGTAGCGATTGGGCAGCTGCTGGATGGCCGCCGTCATCTCGGCCAGGGTAAAGCCGCTCCCAGCAAACGGATTGACGATCACAGTCATGGAAAATCTCCTCTCAAACGGCTGTACGCACGACGATGCCGTGGGCAGCCAGCTGCTCGCGCTTGGCGGCGCGCTGCGCATCGGTGTCCACCGACGCATCAAAGACCAGGGCTTGATCGGCCACGATGGCTGGGCCGCGCACCAGGGCCAAGGCCTTGGTGTCCGTCGTGCTCTCAGCGACCGGCTCCAGCAGCACGGCGCAGGCGATCTCCGCGCCTTCAAGGCCGGTGGTCGATGCCGCGGGCGAGCGGGCATAGACGCCGCTGGCGGTGATGCGGCCCAGCACCGCGCCGATGGGGTAGGCGCTGCCGGCCTTGACGGTGACGGTCTCGCGGGTGTAGTCCGGGTCGTACTCGCGCTTGAGCACATCGCCCAGCGTCGGCTCAGATGTCAGCGTGCTCATTGATTACCTCCGTAAGCTTTGGCCGCCTTGACCAGTGGGCTGTCGGCGACGGATGGGGACGATGCCGACGCGGGGGCGACGGCGACGATGTCGGCTGCCGCATCGCGCGCGGCCGCCTGCTCCAGCACCGTGCGGCGCAGCGCATCGGGCTTGATGCCTTGGGCCAGCGCCTGCGCCGGATCGACCGTCACGCCAAGGCGCTTGGCCTGGGCGGCGATCTCGGTGAGTTCCGCGAGTTGGCGGCGCAGTCGCTGCTCCACTTGGGCGGTGATGGCCGCTTCATCGAGCGGCGGCGGGGTTTGCGGTGGCTGCGCCGGGGGCGGGGCTGTGTTCGGAGTGGTGTTCTCTTGGGTCTCGTCCACCGGCGTGACGGGGTTGTGATCATTCATGGAGATCTCCTGTGGGGAAGAAGTAGTACGGGATGCCGACAACGCGGCGGCTTTGTTACGCAGGCTGCGGCTGGCAGACATCACCAGCTGGCGTTGCAGGGCCGTGATCGCTTCGGCGCGCGTGCCGATCTGATCGGCAAGCCCCGCTTGGAGGGCGGCCTCACCGCGATAGACGCGGGCCTCGGTGTCACGAACCGCCTCGGGTGTCAGGCGGCGGAATCCGGCGACCAAGCTGATGAACTGCGTGTACAGCTGATCGATGTCGGCCTGGATGTCGGCGGCGACCGATGCNGGCAGCGGCGCGTGCGGATGGCCGTCGACCTTGTGGGCGCCNGCGTGCAGGAAGGTGTAGTTGAGCCCCGCCTTCGCATCGGCCNCCGATTCATCAACGTGGACGGCCACTACGCCGATGGAACCCACCTCGGCAGTNCGGGTGAGCCAGATCCGGTCGGCGGCACTGGCAATGGCGTAGGCGGCTGAGAGCGCGGCCTCATCGGCGATGGCCCAGAGNGGCTTGCCNGAGGTCTNNGCCAGGNTGCCGCAATCGCTGNGCCANNTCGAACACNCCACCCGCCTCGCCACCGCTGGAGTCAATCTCCAGCAGCACGGCGCGCACCTCTGGATCGGCAAAGGCTGCTTCAGCCATGGCCTCGATGTCGTGGTAGCTGGTGAGGCCACTGGCTGCACCAATGTACGAAGAGCGACGCACCAGGGTGCCGAGGATCGGGAGGATGGCGATGCCGTCCTGAACTTGGAGGTCGCCCCCCAGTCCGCTATCAGTGCGGCTGGGCGGCGGTGTGGCCAGGGTGTCGCCTGCAAGCTTCCGGGCCACCACCCCGAGAATGACTTCGAGTTTCGGACGCGCAATGAGGAGTGGCGTCCCGTACAGGCGGGACGCCAGGTAAGGCAAATCGGTCATGGGAATTCCTCAGTTCGAGGGGGCGGGGGCTGGCGTCGGAACCGGTACAGGCTTGCGCCCGAAACGCAGCCCCAGGCTGTCCTCACGCCGGTGGTCGCCTGCGATCTCGGCATCGACCATGGCCGCATCGAAGCCACGCTCGGCAATGGCCTGGGTACGGGACTTGAGCCCGGCCTCGATGGCGTTGATCTCGGCACGAATGTCCTTCAAGGGGTCGACCCAGTCCCAGCGGGGCGGCAGCCAGCTGCAGTCCAGGTAGTCAGCTCGGCGTTGTTCGTAGTCCGGGAGATCCAGGGCACCCGAGAGCACCGCCGTGTCCATCCAGCGTGCCCACACCGCCCGGCACATCTGAAACACCAGCACCGAGTGCTGGAAGGCTTCGATGCGCCGGCGAAACTCCAATAGCGCCGCGCGGGTGTTGGAGTAGTTGGCCTTCAACATATCGGCCGAGAGGTTGGCGTAGGGCAAGCCCAGCGCGGCGGCCACCTGCAGCAAGGTGCGGTACTGAAACGACTCGTAGTTGCCACCGACATCGGCTGGCGTCGAGAAGGTGATGTCCTCGCCGTCGTCCAGGATCTGGAGTTGCCCGGGTTCGAGCGGCAGCAGCGGCTCGCCCCGGTCATCGGTTTCATTACCGTTGTCGAAGTCACGCTCGGGCCGGCGCACGAAGCCGACGAACATTGCCGCGACCTTCTTACGGTCGAGTTCGGCATCGTCGTACTGGTCGAGCAGGAACAGCTTCACCAGCGCCGGCGAAAAGCGCGACACGCCCCGGAGTTGCCCGGCATCCACCGGATCGACGATGTGCAGCACCGACTCGGCCGGCACCCGTACCGTTTCTCCAGCGAGCCCCGGATCGGTGATGTCGCCCGGGTGACGGCGCAGGAAGTGGTAAGCCACGCGTCGGCCGATGCGGTCGAACTCGATGCCCTGACGGATGCGGTGACCGTTCTCCAGCAGCTGGTTGTGATTGAGCGGCAGCATCTCGGCCGGCAGCATCTGCAGCTGCAGTGGCACGATCAAACCATCCTCTGGGCGGCGCGGGCGAATGCGGAAGAACACCTCGCCCGCGATGAACAGTTCGCGCGCCGCCCGGCGCTGCTGACCATAGAAATCCGTCAGCCCTTCAGCGTCCGACTCATCGGTCCAGCGCAGCCACAGGCGATGCACCCGATCCTTGAGCACCGCATCGGCAATACCCGAGGACGGTTTGATGCCAGTGCCTACCGCATTGCCGGCCCAGGACTCGACCGCATTGGCGGCGTAGCCGTTGTTGCGGATGAGGTAGCGGGCACGCGCGGTCATGTCGGCGCCAGCGGCCTGGATCAGCGTGTTGACGTGCGCGCGGCTGGCAGCGAAGGTCTTGAGACGCCGGGCAGAGAGACCACCCTCAAAGCCGCCGATCATCGCGCCGACCTTGCGGCGCAGGTTCTGGAATGCCTTCATCACAGCCCCTTCCCGGCGTAGATGCGGATGCGCCGCGCACGCGGGCGGCCTTCTGCCTTGGCGATCTCACGTTCCAGATCCCCAAGGGCCGACTGGAGTTCGGCATCGGACTTGTAGGTCACCCACTTGTCGCCGGCCTTCACGGTGAGCACNCCATTGAAGCGCGCNGCCTGCAGGGCTTCNCGCTGGGCCTTGAGTTGTTCGAGGGTCATGGACAGCACTCCCGGCCAGCGGGAGGCTGGCGGTNTCAGAGGTAGTTGGAGGAAATGGCCATGCGCCGACGGCGCGGGCTGGCGGTCATCGGAGTCGTCACGGGCGTGGCGTTGCTGGCTGGCTTGCGACTGATGGGCGCGGGAGGCAGCGCCTCGACCCGCTTGTTCAGGTTCAGCCCCATCGACAGCAGGCCGTGCAATGCCGCGTAGGCGTACACCCGGCAGTCGAG